TAGTGCCGGTAAAGGTGATAAACTAAGAAGGGGAATAACTCAAGATGAGTGGGAAAAGAAATGGGAAAAAATCTTTGGTAAAAAAGAAAAGTCTGTTCGACCACATAAAACAGATAACGTCGGTTCAAAGTCCTGATTATTGGGAAAAGATAACAGACGAAGATAAAAAGTCGTGGTCAAATTATATGGTTCATAGATTTCTTTCGATGAACATGAATTGGACAGATATAGTAAATGAATTTCAAAGATATAAATTAGAACCTAAAGAATTATATAAATTGTATACCAATGTTCTTCCTAAAGGTAGACAATGGTTAAAATACACGAAACGGAGAAACGAAATGGCACATCCAAATTGGTTAGTCAATATAGTATCTAATCACGAAGAGGTTAGTAAAAAAGAAGCTATCGAAATGATTGAAATGTATTATCTTACAGAGGGTGGTATGTTAGAATTAGGTGAACTAGCTCAAAAGTGGGGAATCGAACCCTACAAAATAGAAGATGCAGGACTCAATGTACTAGGTAGTATTAAAGGTTATACTGCAGGTAATGAATAAAAGACTTGACTTGTATACGTTTTTATTCGTATATTCAGTTATGTAAATTAGGAGACATATATGTCAAAGGTTATAAAAGATAGTCCTCGTTCAGAATCTAAGGACTATGATGTTATAGAACAGATGGAAAAAGAGTGGCCCGAAATGACTAAGGAGTTTAAGAAGATTCAAAAAGAACAATATGAATTATTCTTACATAAACAACACGATTATGGTCCTGGTAATATTAGTGTAGGTACTTTTTTAGTTACACCTGAAGAGATAAAGTTATCACTTACAGGTCTGTGGTTTCGTATGAATGACAAGTTACAACGTGTGAAGACATTACTACTTGGTGAAAAGAAATCAGCTGTAAAAGACGAACCATTAGAAGATGCTTATCTTGATGTCAGTAATTATGGTATCATGGCTACGATAGTAGGTAGAGGTAAGTGGGGTAAATGAGAAAAACCTTCAACAAAGTATCAAGAGAACATTGGGGTGTAAAGATAGGAGATGAGTTTGAGTTATCAGTTCCTCATATCATTCCTGGTCAACAACCTATACCAATAGGAACAAAAGTAGTCGTTGAAGGTATCTCACACTTTCCTACAATGTATATCGTATCTGATGGTAAAAATCAATTTAGTGTAGCAGTTCATAGTGTAAAGAAAAAGTAAAATGAAAAGAATCAGTTATAGTCAATATAGTCAATGGGATGTGTGTCCCTACAAGTGGAAACTAAACTACGTTGATAAGTTAGGAACATGGACAGATAGTATTCATACTCTTTTTGGTACTTCTATGCATGAAGTATTACAGACTTATCTAACCGTGATGTACAATGACACAATTAAGATGGCTGAGGCTCTTCCCTTAGATGAAATGTTATTACATAGAATGAAAACAAACTATACTAATATTATGAAACGTAATGGTGGTGAAGTTTTTTGTGAACAAAAAGATATGGAAGAGTTTTATTCTCACGGATTATTAATATTAGACTGGTTTAAAAAGAAACGTAATATGTATTTTAGTAAGAAACATTACGAGTTAGTTGGTATTGAGATACCTATTGATTATGAATTACCTAATAATATTAAGTTCATTGGTTATATGGATGTTGTCTTACGTGATACGTTTCGTGATAGATATAAAATTATCGACATTAAAACTTCTACAATGGGTTGGAACAAATATCAGAAAGCTGATAAAAACAAAACTGACCAGTTATTATTATACAAATATTTTTATAGTAAACAACTTGATATACCGATTGACAAAATCGATGTAGAATATTTTATTGTTAAGAGAAAATTGTATGAGAATTTAGATTTTCCTCAAAGACGTGTTCAGACATTTTCTCCTGCTAGTGGTACACCGAGTGTGAATAAAGTCATGAATAGTCTGAATCAATTTATCGACGAATCATTTGTCGATGGTAAACATAATATAGAACGTGAATACATCAAGAGACCATCTAAGAAAAATTGTAAATATTGTGAATTTAATCAAACAGAACATTGTGACTCAGGAGTTAAGTGATGACAACTAAAACAACTTTAAGATTAAAACTAACCGATTTTATTGATACAGATATAGAAGAATACGTAATGGAAAAAGTTGATTGGATTCACAACCAGTTAAATATAGCCATATTACTATACTTGTGGTTCGATGAAGGAGAAGTAAAAGGACCTTCATTAAAAAAGTTTCTACTAAGATGGGAAGACAAACTATCATGTCGTACGGTCATAAAACAAAGTTCTGAATTAAAACCTGATGATTTTATTTTCTTTGATATATCACCTAAACCTATAACTAATATACGCAATAGATTTCGTTTCAATTACAAAACATCATCAGGATTATTACAAGGTCTAAATGAGTTTTTTAATGTGACAAAGTTCGTCACTTCAGATAAAACAATAAAAGTACAAAAGAGAAATGACTACGAAGATTAAAGTAGGTATAGTCGGTAGTAGAGCTTATACAAATAAAAAGAAAATTAAAGATTTAATATTTGATATAAAACAAAAGAATCCTGATGCTGAAATAGTAAGTGGAGGTCAACAAGATGGAGCTGATGGGTTCGCTAAAAAGTTTGCTTTAGAATTAGAGATGAAATATGTTGAGTTTCCTCCCGCTCACTACACGTGGAACATGCATTGTAAACTTCCTGCCACACAATACAATCGACCTTATTATGTATCAAATTATTTCAAAAGAAACAAACAGATAGCTGAGTATAGTGATATCATTGTAGCTTTTATACAACCTGGTACAGAATCAAGAGGTACGAACAACACACTTGAGTATGCTGAAAAAATGAAAAAATTAGTGAAAATAATAAATTAAGTATATATTTATATATGTATATATTAAGAGGTTCTTATGGATTATAAATTAACGTCAGTTAAAATTCTAAAAGGGTTATATAGTAATTTCAAATCAAAAACATACGATGATGAATTTACTTTACAGAAATTAGTAAATCGTACAATGGACTTGTATGTCTTAGATGAAGATTTCAGAAGTAAAATTAGAGAATATGATAATTTAATAGTTAGTGGGAGTAGACTATGAGAGAAGAGTTTATTAAAGCAAGTAAAATGCATTTCAAAGCAAACGTAGAAAAACATAGAGTTAATGCTGAAAACTTACTTCGTAACTCGGTAGGTATTGGTGAACACGGAGATGTTATGGAAGAACTTGAAAAAGAATTAGACCAGATGGCTAATTACGATGACAAGTTAGAGATGTTGAATAAATATTTCGAAGGTGAAACGAATAAAGAATTACTAAAAGATTAGAGGTTATATGTCTAAAAAGAAAATCCTATTACTATCTGATGATATGAGAATGTCTTCGGGTGTAGGAACAATGTCTAAAGAATTTGTTCTAGGTACGATAAATCATTATGATTGGGTTCAGATAGGAGGGGCTATCAAACATCCTGAAGCTGGAAAGGTTGTTGATATGAACAAATCTGTCAGAGAAGAGACTGGTATCGAAGATGCTGACTTGACGATATATCCTGTGAATGGTTATGGTAGTCCTGATTTACTACGTGAAGTTATGTCAAGAGAAAATCCTGATGCTATCCTACACTATACAGACCCAAGATTTTGGAGATGGTTATATGAAATGGAACATGAAGTCAGACAAGAGATTCCTATCTTCTATTATAATATATGGGACGACTGGCCTGCTCCTAAATACAATCAATTTTATTATGAGAGCTGTGATTTGATTATGAATATTTCAAAACAAACACATGCTATTGTTAATGAAGTCTGGAGTAAAAATCCTCCTGAAGAGTGGCAGTCAACTTATTTACCTCATGGTGTAAGTGAACAATTCTATCCTATAAATGTTTTTGATGAAGAGTATCAAGAAGTTGAAAAGTTTAGAAGTCAATTAACTGAAGATAATGTGGACTTTATATTATTCTATAACAATAGAAATATTCGAAGAAAGATGCCAGGAGATGTTATCATGGCATTCAAAACATTCTGTGATATGTTACCTAAAGAAGAAGCTGAAAGATGTGCTTTATTGATGCACACACAACCTCGTGACGAAAACGGAACAGATTTACCAGAAGTAGCTAAAGAAATGGCTCCTGATTATAAAGTATACTTTAGTGATAAAAAGTTAGATACAAAACAATTAAATCATTTATACAATATGGTCGATGTCACGGTCAATATAGCTAGTAATGAAGGCTTTGGATTAGGTACGTGTGAATCATTAATGGCAGGAACTCCTATCATTGTAAATGTCACGGGAGGGTTACAAGACCAATGTGGATTCAAACTTAAAAATAAGTTTGTCACATATCATGATTATAAAGAAATCAAATCGTTTCACGATGATAAGAAGTGGAAAGATAATCCTGATTTAACTTGGGGTGATTGGGTTAAACCTGTATGGCCATCAACTCGTTCTTTACAAGGTTCAATACCTACACCTTACATATTTGATGATAGATGTAGATTCGATGACGTAGCTGATAGGATTAAGGAGTGGTATGATATTCCTAAAGAGGAAAGAGTAAAAAGAGGACTGAATGGACACGAGTTTGTGATTAGTGAAGAATCGATGCTGTCTGTAACATCTATGTCCAACAATTTTATTAATCACATGGATAAAGCATTTGAGATGTGGAAACCAAGAAAACCTTTTAGATTATTTAAGGTATAGGAGTTATAATGAGT